GTATATATACGGTAAAATACCCAGACGATATTCTCCGTCAGTTTGAAGAGCAAGTAAAGGAACTGTTAACAGTTCCTTTACTTGACGAAAAGGAGTATTTCGCATTCCAAGAGATTAATAGATTTTTTTCTCTTTCACCCTCAATTAAGAGGGTGAAAGATGAATGTAAGATCTATAGGAGGGATCGCTGGGGATTTTTTTACCCTAACGGTTCATGCTAGTCTTTTTTTATGCATCATTTTTTTCATATTCGTTATTATATTTCTATTTCATATTTATTTTTAATTACCTTTTTTTATCAATTATTTTTCTTATTTTATTAATAATTTTGCTATATATTTTGCATTTGGCATATTATTTCTATTTTAACTCTTTTTCTACTAGAAATTTCTAGTAGAAAAAGGGAGATTAGATAAGAGTTGATGAGCGAAAGATTTTTATATGGGGAGAGAGAAGTATAATATAGAGGTGAAAAAAGTGGGAGAAGAAGAAATTAAACAAGAGGAAAATGAAAAAGAAAAAATAGTAAAAAAATTAAATGAAAGTGATGTAAAAAGCATAATTGAGGATGTATTAAAAAACAAAGAAAAGTACGGGCTTGAAGCAAGGTGGTTGCTAGGGATGGATGATAACAAAAATGATAGTATTGAAGTTTTGTTGGGTAGAGTGAATTTTATTGAAGTGGAAAGAGGTTTTATTGAAATAGTCCCGATGACACGTATGGTTGTGTTGCTGAAGAGAGTTAACTATTACACGTCTAACTATACATCGTACAATGATGAATTATATGTTTTCTTCTATTCAGTCGGCTGGGTAAAATTTTCTTAGCCTATTTTTTTATTTTATTATTTTTTTTATTTTCGTTTTTTATGTTCTATTTGTTAGAATGCCTATAAATCCCGCTTTTTTCTTCTTCTAAAAAAATATTTTAATAAAAATAGTAGTTAATATTCAAAAACTTTTGTTCTATCATCTAAATCGTACATAAATTTATAAACAGCACTAATTTTCCAATATAGCATTAAATTTGAAATTGACACACACCACAGATTATTTTTGTAATCTATACCGCATAATGTAGTAGCAAGTACTTCTTTTTCTGTCGTTACGATAGGATCTCTCGTATCCACTGCAATTAGTTTGAATACTATCTGATTTACGCCGTCATAGTAATAATCTGTAATTATAAAATTGTCAATATAGCTAATTCCTTGTAAATTAACTCTATCTCTATTAAATCTGTAAATTGGCATTGTAAAATATTTCATATACTTTATATCTCTGAAATTCATTTTTTTATACAGCAATTTTTCTAATTTGAGTAATGGCATGATTCTGAATTCTCCTTGTTCAAGTATTCCTTTTTTCAACATCATTTTTGCAAACACATGTGTAATTTTTCTATATTTCAACATCATTTTTGCATATATTGGTATTCTCAATATTCTTCTCATAAAGTATTTTTTTCCTTTGTTTCCAACTTTTTTGATGACTAGAGTTTTTCCATCTATTTTTATTTTAGTATTTGCAATTGCATTTTTTATTTCATTTTCATTTTCCGTTAATTTCAATGAAATTTTAAATTCTTTAGGTCTTATTGGAATATAATATGTTACGTCATTATTTACAATTTCTATTTCTATAGTATTTTGGTAAAAACGCATAACAGGATAAAATACCTGGTCTAATATTTTCATTAGATCCCAGCACTGTATTTTTTTAGCATCGTCTAAAGTTATTTCTATTTCATCACCTTTTCTTTTCATCACAATTTCGTAATTATATATCCAAATTCTCATAATTCCAGTGATATATTTTCTCATGTAAAATTTAAAGTCCTTCAGATTATAGTTGTATTCTGCAACGTAGAAATTATCTTCAAATTCATTCCAATTTTTGAAAATATATTCTAGTTTTGGTATTTCTTGTAGTAAAATGTATCCTTCTCTTTTTGCCTTTTTTTCGCCTTTCATTTTTTTCACTACCCCTAGTATAGTCTTGTACAGAAAAGCTTATAAATTTGTAGTATCACATTTATATTAGGGATATTAAATGCAAGTACTCCAAATAGTTAAAGAAAAGGCAAAAATGAGGCAAAACATGAATTTTTTTGAAACAACAATTTACGAAAAATATGATTTAAGAGATAAGATAAAGCCTGGACAGAAGTTTGTTGTAAGGCAGGGTGATTTAATTATAGTAAATTATGATATAGAAAATCCCCAAAAAAGGGGTCTAAGATTTGCAAGAATAATTGCCGATAGAGAAAATGGTAGTGTAATTGAATACTTTAGGAATTCGCATGTCATATTATCAGGGGAAGGCTTTACGTCAATCTTTCACCCTGAACATGGGCTAGTAATTCTACCAGTCACAAGAGACGATCTAACTTTTTATACCATTGACAATTCAAAAGACTAAAAAAATTATATATTTTTTTCTTAACTTCTTTAACTTAAAATTCAAATATTTTTGTTTTTTTGTATAGCTTGTATATAATATTTCTAAAAAATCAAACTGTAACTATAATTAATTCTTTTAATAATTTGTTGACTGATATTCCTTTTTTCTTTAGCTCTGATTTTATGTATAATTCGTTCTGTCTTTCCATTTTACAATTTATTCTGAAGTATTTTTTACCATTTACAATTATTACACTTTCACCTGGCTCTTTTCTTTTATAGTCTTTTGTTGAATCCTCTAAATTAAAATAACTTACAATAAATTTTCTCACTATTGCAGGAATACTTATTTCTTCTTTTTCTGCTCTTTTCTTTAAATTATTGTATACTTCTTCTTCTATGGTAATGATCATTTTCTATCATTAAAAATATTTGTGATAAAATATTTAAGCCTTCTCATCGAGATAAGTTTAAGAGAGATGTTGAGCGAAAAGTATAAATATGGGGAGAGAGAAATATAAGATGGGGAGAAAAAAAATGATGGAAAAGGAAAAAATAGAAGAAATGATAAAAGAAATAAATGAAGAGCTCGATAAATTATGTCTTTTTCCACTAGAATTTGTTGATGGAGGGTGGCGCTACTATGTGCATGCTAATGCAATAAACCAAATATTTGATGAACTAGAAGACGATTTAAGTAAAGTTCCGGCATTGCGGAAGTTTCTAAATATCGCAATATATGATTTAGACTTTAACGGGGGATACTATTGGATCCCCTACGATGAGCCTCCTAGCGGTGTCACCACCCCAGCAATGAGGTTCATGGCGTTAAAGTGAATCTTTTTTTTCTTTTTTTATTTTTCTCTTCTAATTAGTCAAGACTATCTACTATTTTTCTCATATTTCCGTTATTATTTCTAATTTATATTAAAATACGTATTAGTTATTATTTTAACATTAAGAGGAGACAGATTTATAAAGATATACACAAATATATTATTGGTGATAAAATGAGAGACGACACTACAACACTACGGATTCAAAAAGAACTAAAAAAGAAATTCGAAGAATTATGTGAAAGTGAGGAACTGCCGTTGATAAAATGTGCTAATTTACTCGTAAGTGAAGCCCTAACTAGGGGCTATATCATCAAAGAACGACATGAACTATTCGAGAAATTGAAGAAAAATAATGCATAAATCCATAAAGATAATATTATTTTTTTATATAAAAAATGTATTATAATTCTAATTGTTTTACTTTATCGCCTATTTTTACTAGAACTGAATTCTTAAGGATAATGTATTCGCCCTGAGTTAGCATAACAGATGAAAATTCGTTTGAGACATCAGTGTACTCTACCGTGTAAATGGTATAAAAGTAACCGGAATATTCATTCATTGGCATCAATACTACGTCTATTCTACTTTGCCTAGCCATAATGAATTCTTTCTCAATTCTTTCTCTAATTTTATCTAATATCTCGTAATTACTCATTTTTATCACCAACTATCTTGATAATATGAGGTGAAAATGGTTTTTTGATATTGTGTTCTCTCTCGAGGTGATACACTATCCCAGTATGCGAGAGATACCGGGTATGGCAATATTTGCACTCGTATATTTCATCATTTATTATTATGCCTGAGACGACCTTCCCCTTGTCAGTTGGAATTTGCATTATACTTAGTTTTTCTCGTAATATTTGTCTTATTGCTTCACTTCTTGTCAAATGATTTTGCATTGAGTATTTGTCTAAATTTCGTGCCAACTCATCCTCTACCTTAAAACTAATTCTTTTCAATTACATCACCTTATAAACTTATACAAAGGAATTACTAATAAACTTTTTCTAACGGTTTCATAAAAGGAAAATCTTTTATACTTTTCACTGACAATATAATATTGGCGATATAAATGTCGCTACCCAAAAAGAAAAAACCAGAAGTAGAAGAAGAAGAAAAACCAGAAGAAGAAGAAGAAAAGGAAGAAGAACAAGAAATAGACATAAACAACTTGGAATGGCAAAACATTGCAACTTCAAATGCGTTTAAAGTTGATATTGGTGACGAAATCATTTTCAAACCTACCAGTGAACCAAAGCAAGTTAAGTCAGGATCAGCGTTCGTCGTCGATGCTTATGTGTACCAATGGAAATCACAGAACCAAGTACCACAAAAGGGAAATGCAACACTATACATTCAAACTGTATTAGGAAATGCAATAATAAGAGCAGTGCAACAGTATGGGTTAGGGAATTTTGTAGTACATGCTAAAAATAAGGGAAGAGCAAAGGGAAAATTGTACTATGACTATGAAATAAAAATTGCAAAGGTGAAGCAATGACTGATATTAACTATTATGTTGACTTACTAAAAAGAAATTTACCAAAATATAAGAAACTGAAGGTTAACACATTAAGCGAAAGCGAAGCTAAGGAGGTTGTAGCGAAATTACTAGCAGACGGATTCGGAGTAGAACTACAGAGCGGTAACACTTTTGTTCTAAAATCCTCTTCAATTCCACCTGTCGGTGTCAGTGACAATACAAACAAGACTACTGCGAAGGATAATGTCAGTGACAAAAGTAGTGAAAATGAAGTTGCACAGCCAAAACAAGTGACACCACCAGTCGATGCCACTGGCAATACAAACAAGACTGCAGTGACATCAATGAGAGTAAGCATTAGACTACCAGCACAGGTAGCTGATGCGTTACTTAGTGTATACAATGAACCAAACTTATCAAATGCAATTAGGAAAGCAATCAAAGACGCATTGTCAGCGAAAGGGATAAGTGTACAATTTCCAGCACCAGTGACTACAACTACGGCAAAGAAAAGTATACCATCAATAGACGAGGTGTTCAGAAATGATTGACGAATATCTCAAGAAGAATGGTATAAAATTCACACAGAGACAATACAATGACAAGATCAAATACACACTGTTGACGCCAGTGGCATCAAAAATTAGTGACGTGCTGAAGACAGTGACTGAAATGATGAAATTTGTTGATAACAACGAATACGTAGTAGTACCAATTGCGAAAGCCGGTGACTACATGGTGGAATTGTCATTATCACAAAGTAGTATGTCATGGAGAATAGCGAAAAAAATGACATATATTGATGTCACTGACAAGGACATTGATGTGTTGATGAACGTGTTACAAAAACTCAAAAATGTAAAACTGTAATTAAAAGGAATACGAAAAAGAAATTCCTTTTAACTTCTTTTTAAAAAAGCATTTTTTCTTCATTTTCGAGTATCAGGAATTTAATTCAAGAGAAAGAAACTTTATAATATCTATTTCAATATACTTTCTAATGATATTCCAGAAATTCTCTGTATTTGACTCAAATATCCAGTACGTATCCACCAGATCTCCGTAATCATCTTCGAATTCGTAATACAATGAAAAACCGTCAACTCCATAAATTAGACTGATCTCAACGTATTTGAATGAGGACCAAAACTCCTTCGCCGATTCGCCCCAGATCGGTCTAAAACCAGTTGCCCTCAGCTGGCGTGGTGTAAATTCTGCTACATTAGTAATACCCTCTTCTAATGCTTCATTTTTCAACTCCTCTAACCTATGATCAATTTCTCCTCTCGCTATTATATGATTCGCCAATTAGTCATTACCTCCTTAATTCTCATTCAATTCCTCAATCATTCTATCCAATACTATTTCCCTAACATATTGAGAGAGGGATTTATTCTCCCTCTCAGCTAATTGCGATAATAATGATTTCTCATTGGCATCGATTGTAAAGCATACTATTGCTTTTCTCATTTTAGGTCTCCCTTTTATTTTTTTGCAAAGGCGGATATATAAGTCTTTACCTTACTTGCAACATTACTCTTGTCAATGTCATTACAATTCTCAAATCCCTTGTCATTGCATATTTTTCTGACAACGTTAACGACAACATTTCTAGTATCACAATTCAATGTCAGTGACAACTTATCAATGGTGAAAATTAGAAGTGACACTACCCTCTTCTTATAATTGTAAGTGTAACCCATTTTGATTGCATTTATGTATACTGTCTTAGCAATTGCATGCGCAGGCAAATTGTCATAGCGTAGTATTAGGTTTTTGTACTTCATTAACTTGTAATTGTCAACATATCCGCTGTCATCGACAACGGGTATTATTGTCCTTATCTTGGCATCGCCACTGGCAATAACTTTCTCATATATTGTCATTACTTTAAGCTTCATTACATCAAGTTTGTTGTCATTGACTGAGCGAATGACAGCAAATTTTCTCTCACCGGTAATGTACCTGTACAAGAATTCTTCCGCTGTTTTACCTTTGATGCCAATTGTGTTGTAATTGAGTATCGTCATGACGCCACCTCCTTGTCGGTGACAACAATTTAGACAAGAAATCCAGATGACACTGACTTAGCAAATTCATCACAGTGGTCAAAATTCGTTGTAGCTACACATAATGCGTTGATTGCGTTAATGTTTTGTCTTTCCCTACCGTTGCCAATGCCAAGGTCCTTATACATCTTTGTCGCTTGAGATGACACATATGAAATGTATCCTCTTAGATAAGTGTCAGCGATAACGTAACCAGATACGTAGTCACTAGCATTAATTTCTGCTTCATTAGCAATGGTGATAGCAATCCTATCTAGAAGGGCATCAACAAGGGATTGGTATAATTTCATTGACACTAACACATTCTTGATATAATTCCTTGTCGACATAGTACCTAGTGTTGACGAGTCCTTGTTACCGGCAAAGTAGACTGGAATTCGTCGCACAATGGATGGCGCATCAGTATCACCCTTCGCTCTCTTCCAGACACCATGCGACATTCCCGTCAACATGATGTGTATGACGTCCCTCATGTTACTACCATACTTGTCGATCTCATCAATGAAGACGCCGTCATTGCGAAACACTAACCCCAATGCTGATGTCTTCGCATCCATGACGAGTCTAGCGAATGATGGTGCCTCATCAATGTAACCCCAATTGACGAGGTAAATATTGCGGACGGCGAACGTTGTCTTGCCAGTGTTAGGTGTTGTCAACTCAAACGCATGCACTGGCATACCGCCAACCTTGGCAGTGGTGAAAAATCGCAAAAGCATTAACAATGACAATCTGTTGACAGCGTCATTTCTAATCATCTTGTCAGTGCCAGTAAATATTTTTGAACTACTGGTAGTGACATAGCCATATCCTAGCGCTGGTAAATCATCTGGTGACACTCCGTTAGCGTCAGCAACTTCTCGTAGTTCTTCACCTCTCTCCACTTTTGACTTTGTCACTAATGGTTCGATGTCAGTGACAAAATAAAGATTATTCTTCCTTACCACTGACACGTAAAGTAACTCATTTTGTATGTCATCGACAACGCTCTCATCAACTTCATCCACTGGCAGTAACAACTTCCCTGACGGGTACTGTAACACGTAATATGTCGCTGACCTGTACTGTTTCAAATACACTGACGAGGGCTTGCCGACAATCTCAGCACTGCCACGAGAACATGCTTTCGCCAGTGCAAAGGGATTGTTAGCATTAGTCCACATTCTTTTCACCTTATCCTTGTCAGTGCCACGCAATGCAACATATATTTCTGGTGGCACTTCACCATCAACAACAATTGGCACCATATACTCTTGCAATGACGTCATTGTTGTCACCATCATCAATCTCTTAATACTTTCTTTGGTGCAAGTGTCTCCCTTATGGCGTCAAAGATGTCGTCAATATCAATGGCAAATGATAGTGTGTTACCGTCAATGTACTTTGACAGCGTATCCTTGTCAGCGACAATTTCAAATACGACTTGCGGTGGCACTGCACCAAGTATTTCTATCTTTACTATGACTTCCTTACCATCAACATCATACTTCCTCTCAATCATTGAATATCACCCCATATACATTTTTCCTACTTAAATTAGAAATTATTACTAAATTTTTTTCGTAAAAGGAATACCTTTTAACTTTGTTAATAAGACTTTTCATAGTACTCCCTATATATGACTTGAATATGAACTTAAAAAACTTATGACCCCATTTTCTGGTTTTATGAATTAACAAACTATAACTCATACTCATTATATAATACTATTTCATATTACATTATATTATGGCAATAACTATGACAATGACATATTATATTATCACCACAGCTATGTCAGTGACAATATCAATGTCATAGTATATGATGTCACTGACATAATATACTATTACACTGACAATGATATTTTCATATTTCATATTGCACTACACTATCACTATTACTATATCACTGACATCACTACTGTCACTATTACGTTGTCACTATCACTATCACTGACACTATATCACTATAACTCAAACTATAACTCAAACTCTAATTCAAACTCAAACTATAACTATAACTAACTATTACTTACTCTAATACTAATACTATAACACTAATACTTACTCTAACTCTTTTACTAATACTAACTCATACTTACTAATTCTAATACTCTAATACTAACTCTAATACTAATACACTATTACTTACTCTAACTAATACTCTAACTCTAACTCTTTTACTAACTCAAACTCAAACTCTAACTATTACACTACTATATTGTCACTGTCAAAAACACACTCTGTCACTGCCACAACATTACTTTGTCACTGACATTACTTTGTCACTGTCACTGTCAACATTATGACGCCACAGATTCAATCCACTGCAATTACAACATTCTGTCACTGACATTACTTTGTCACTGTCACTGTCAACGTAATGACAACACTTACTCTAATTCAAACTATAACTCTAACTCAAACTATTACTCTATTACTAATACACTATAACTTACTCTAACTAATACTCTAACTCTAACTCTAATTCAAACTCAAATTCTAATTCTAACTCAAACTATCAAATACTGCAATATCAAAACTTCATCTTGCCACTATCAAAACCATATCTTGTCACTAGCAGAACCACACCTTGTCAGTGCCAGTGACACATCTTATCAGTGGCACAAAATTATTTTGCCACTGCAATGGCAATTGCGAAAATATGCGTTGTCACTAACACAAAATTTCTTTGTCACTGACAAAACTTCACTTTGTCACTGTCATTGCAAAGTATTGACAGTGACAATACACTAGAATGCAAATATAATGTCACTGCAAAAAACAAGTATTGACACTGACACAAAATTTCTTTTCACTTATTATGTCAGTGACGAAATAAAGTATTGTCAGTGACAAGGTAATGGTAAAACAAATACAAAGCAGTGACAAAGAAAATTATGACTTACTTCTTCTCTTACCCAATGTGTATGCTATGACACTGCTTATTATCACTAATACGCTATTGATCATACTATCGTACTCTGTATTGTTAAATAATGACGTATTGCTTACACTGACAACGATCAGAAATATACCAATTAGTATTGCGCCAACAATGGCAATTGAATCAACTATTGTGTCATCGACATCACTCATTACAACATCACCATGACAGTGACAATAATTCATTCAATGACGACACTAACAATCTTTCCAATGGCACTGCTATAACATCTGGTCCATATCTCTGCAATATATCTGACGCCGACTCTGCGACAGCGATAGGAATGAAACGCGAGAAATTCTTGACAAAGCCAATGTATTTGACATCACTCTCGTTGCCAATGACATTGGGTTGACATTCAATTGCTGAATACTGCGGATGCATTTTCCTCTGCCTCTTCGCCAATTCAAACGCATACATTAAGTTAGCATTACCAGGTATATTGACAATAATTGCCTTGGCATCAGCATTATAAGGATTGTATAAGATGCAGAGAGCCATTGTCATCACTTCCCTGTCAGTGTCTGAATAAACGCAGTCAACTGTTCCGGTGACGTAATGAATTGTACTGGCACTTCCACAACTTGGAATGACGTAGCCCTTGTCGGTGTATGAATATTTCCAAGTATGCCAGCGCTAACGAATGTCGTCAATACTGCGTCACTGCCAGATATTGCCACCGGTCTAATTACTGCTCTCACAGTCACTGTGCCAACTATTTTCAGTAAGACGTAAGAACGTGGACACAGTGGTGAAAAGACTTTACTAACCTTGACAGAAGCAACGGGTACTCTACCAAATGAGTTCTCAGTGCTAATGACAAGTAGTCTTGACAGTGCATCGAGTATTGTTGACGCATTAACTTCAATAAGTTCAGCACCCTTCCTCCTCGCCTTCTTAGTGAGAACGTATTTCGGCACTTTCACTGGCGTATTGTAAATGTCAAAAGTAAATGCAACAACTTGGTACACAAGTGGTAATTGCGTATTGTATATGATAATAGTCGGTGCATAGGCAGTGTAACAATTCGTTGTCACTACAGGTCTAGTAGTCGTTGTCACTGCACGAGTTGGTGCACATACATAGTACGGTGGAATGGTAATGTCAACCTTTACGAAGCCAGGAGGACATATTGGAGATGGAGTTGGTTCACTACTCATGATGCATCACCAGTAGTATTGCGTAATGCGTTTGTGTTGTAATTGACTATCATTACGACACTACCTACATTCGAGTATTTGAGTAATGCGGAATTCAAAATGATCCACCCATATACTTTTTCAATTCCGGTAATATAACTTTGTGAGAATAATTACGCATTACATACTCGTGTAGTGCAATCCTATCTTTGACTGTCAGTGACGTTGCCACTGACAATGCATCTTTGAATTCACTGACAATTTCATCGAAGTTATACACTGGCGACGCAAAATATTTACCATGCACTGTTGGCGATTCCCTCTTCTTGAATCCATGCACTGACAATGGGAAATGTATTGGTGCATTGACAAGTGGTGTGTTAACGTATATGCTGTCAAAGTGAACAACTGGTGTGCCAACACTCATTGCTTCAACAGGCGGTATGCCAAATCCTTCACTTTCAGATAGCCATGCAAATAACCTTGACTGTGACAAGAGTTCGTATTTCTCATCGTCTGTAAGTGAAAATGGTTTGGCGTCACACTGTGGTAGTGCACAGACTAGGAATGAAGTCTTTCTCAAGTGCAGTGCATCAAGAATTTTCAGTAATAATTGCTCATTCTTATGACCATCACTTGACCCAGTCATTATGGCAACGACATCATACTTCTTATTATCAGTGACATCACCAATGACGTTAGTAGTGACAACATTGCTAGTGACATCACTGCTGTCACCACTAACGTTGAATTTTCCATCAACTTCACTATCACCATCACCATGTTTCTTGTCAATGACATTGTCATCATCATTGTTATTGACAACAATATTGTTAAAGTATTTCACAGCGTAGTCATCATCAATAGCACGTGGTACAATGGCGTTGTCAATGCCAAGTTTTGTGAGTATGTCAGCGTTCCATTGTGAAGTTGTCAGAACAAGATAGTTTCTAGCATTAGATGGCACTGTCCTATTACTCCATACCCATGCAGTATCAAGCCATAGTACAGCTCTACTTGGCACTGACAACGCATTAATGTTTTCAAGTACGTACCATAGATCAGCTATGACAAGTCTTGTTGACAGTGACATTGAATACTCAACGTTACTGACAACATTATAGTACTTATTCACATACTTCTTGAATAGTGATGACACGTAATCAAATGAACAATTACGACAACCCGCTGTCACTGACAACATGTTAGTGTAGACTATGTTTGGCTTAGGGTAAATTATGTGAAACTTCACTTGTCACCACCAACGCAATGCTGTCACTCGTAATGTTGACAGTGACAACATTATTGTGTATGAGGAGAAGGAATATGTGACAATCATGAATTGGCACCTCACCAATTCTTACGCAATGGTGGTGGAGGTAATTCATCGTTACCGACATTGGAGTGGTGTTTTTCAGCGTATAGGACAACTACACCACCCCTTAGCAGTGTTGATCGCGGTGTCTTCATCATTACAGCATAGCCTTGTGCAGTGAGTTGTGAAATAATTTCAGCAATATATGACGCATTAATATTACCTGTTGATGACACGAGAGTAATGCGGTAAGCATCATACTTAGGAATGTACACCACATTGTACTTGATAATGCCACTTGGATTAATAATTGACCTAATAGTTGATTTTATCTCATCATTATTGCCTCTACGAAACACTTTTCATCGTGTTATATATAATGATTCCACAACTTAAAAATAGTGCTGAAGTTAAAGTTGACAATGACAAGTAGTGGTGAAGGTAATTTCGTGTTACTAACTATTGTTTAAAAACTGGAGAATGAAGACGTTGTCACTGACTACGCACAGTGACATAGTAATCATTATCGAATGCGTAATCGCATTCGTTGTCATTGTCTCGATCAGTAAAATAACTAGAAACTATTAATGAACATGTTGTCGAATTCACTTATTAACTCCTGTATTTCCTTATGCTTCTGTTCTATTTCCTTCTTTAATTTCTCCCAATTCTTACTCAACTCTGGTTTTGATGATACATAGGATTCTCTCAAATCATCATCATTAATAAGTTGTTCAGTAAAGCGTTGTAGTTCACATATATCTTTGTATATATCATTCAACTTCGACTTCGTATCTAAAAGTTCAAGGTGAATTTCTAGGACTCTCTCACTTACTTTACTTAATTGAGAGAGTGGAAAACTATTATCTAATGGCATATTTTATAAATTGTTTCAAGTACTTAAAAATCAATCTGTTCGTGAATTACTCTAACCTATTCTTGCTTTATAGTTCTCATTTATGAAATAGAGAAAGAGAATTATGAAATAAAAAAACATGATTTAACTTTTTTGTAAATTGGACGCACTTGAAATGCGTCCAATTAGTTATAACCCACTAATTATTTAGTTTTGTTAATGTTCATTCTGCCAAGTCTGTGTAATGCTGGTACTTCAAACTTATTGAACCATGTTAACCATGCGTTGGCTCCTTTGAGTGCATTCCTGTACTTGTACTGTCTGTATGGTTCCTTTAACTGCACGAATGTTTCCACGAATGGGTATGCATATCTTCTGTATTTAGCTTGCTTCATCATACCAGCGACAATTAGTCCGACAGCCCATTGTTGATCGTATTCATATGCTTTGGGGAATGCTACTATTGGCACTGAGAATACTGTTGGTTCACTTGCATTCTCTGCTGGCGCGTATGTGGGGGTTAATTGCGTTACTTCATTTGCTACTGACATCTTCTACCCCCCCGTGTTTATGATCCGAATATTCCCGTGATCCCGCTGAATAATCCGCCTAATCCGCCTGTCATGTATGTTATTATACCGAACAATACTGCTACTGTTACAAATACTGGTAGGTACTGTACTATGATGTTTAATACGTCGTTTATGGCACTTCCAAGACTGGATAGGTTTATTGTGCTTGTGGTTGAGGACATATATTATACACCTTTTAAGACATAGTATTCGTACTAATTTTTAAACATTACCAAGTGACTGTCACCATATGTAGTCAGTGACAACACTAATTCAATGTAGACGTTATCACTGACTAGTTATTGATGCTTACATTGTAACTGCAGTAATTATTTAATTACAACCACTGACTACGTATTTGAGTAAATAGTAGTGACAACACCATTATGTTACTCATCGCCAGTGAATACGCCATTGTCACCATCATTACTACTCTTGTCTTTACTCTTGCTACTGTCAACGATATGTGGTGTACTACCGTTGTCACTGTTTTGTTGTGGCATTGGAACTGGCATAACGCTCTTCAACTTTGATGATACTTCCGACATTATCGCAGTCGATATTGCATCAGCCATTTGCTTCATCATATTCTGTAATGGATTCTGTTGTTGCTGTTGCTCAGGCGATCCGCCATACGCTTCCTCCACAACTTCTCTAGCAATCTGTGACGGCATGTTGTCATTGCTACGTGGTGATCCACCGCCTGTTGCGGTTACGTACGCACCTATCTTTATCGCCTTCTGCATGCACAACTCAATGTCACTGATTGAGAGTAAGTCAGGATTAACTGCTTTTCTGACTAGGGTAACGATGACATCCTCTATGCTACCGTTCTCATCAATTATTTCCTGAAGTGTCGCCATCTCCTTCTTCGTCAACTTCTTCCTTAGTTCTGACACGAGATCAGTCCAAAGTGTAATCTTATCTGCCATTGCTCTGTCACCACTTACGTTGTAGTTACAGTAACGAATTCAATTGTTATGTAATGCCATATTTCTCCTACAGTCGGTGGTGATGACAACGCCTCAGCTGACACTCCCTTTGTTGTAGCATCGCGTGGTGTAAGTCTCCTTGTCATAAACTTGAAATGAAGTGGCTTACCCTTATTATTCATTCTCCATGCACTATCAAAAGCATTAATCACATTCTCGAGAGGAATGTAGTACGTGAATTCGCCCTCGCCACTGATTTCAATCGGCTTACCAAATCCCCATTCCTCCCAACCAACTATTATTGTCTTTGACTTCACTACCATACACATTCCATACTTCTTATCGTCATTGCAAGGCTTAAGTGACACCTTGGAGTCGGGCACTGACTTCTTTACTTCCTTGTAAATGGAACGGAATACGTCATCATAACGAATTTTAATTGTTATGCTATTATTCTTGGAATCGACTACGTCACAAGTTGGGAATTCTTGTTGTAGTTTGTCAACCCAATTCTTGAATACTATTAAGTTAGGATTATTAATGAATGATTCTGGATTAATCATACTAGGTGAATTACTCCAATTAGAATTATTTTGAGTAGAATTAGTAAATTTCTTATTAACATTACTCTTTTCACTCATTTTTCCTCTATGTTTTTTTAATGTCATTAATACTTAAAAGTTCACATCACGATTTTTTAATTAGTGAAAAGAACTCATGACGAGGGTAATTACTTTCGTTGGAAATGTGACTTTACTTAGTAAAGTGATTGTAAAAAACAAATTGACTGACGTTTACGTTGATCAATCGTATTTATATAAAGTCAGTGATAATGGTGTTAAATTACCATCGACAAACGAGAAAGCTATTTTTTTCAAACAGGACGATATAAATATTCAAAATTTAGTAAGTGAAGGAGATGGTGAAATAACAAAAGGAGTAGGTGAAAAAGTGAGATTTCATTTTGTTGACACTGGCATACCACCTTTTAAAACATCGCCATCATTAATGTATAGTGATGGCAGTGACAATGAAATTGTTGAAATGATAAATAGGAGAGTTAGAATAGCTAAATTAATTTCACTAATTGTGAATGAAATTGATGATGATTTAATGTTTATTGATAGTGATATTACTGTGAATAATATTGACGCATTACTATATTCCATGTCGAATAGGACTAAAATTGGAACACTGTGTATTCCCGCTATTGCTAAACCATATAATTTTGTAATAATGTTTTGTGCATCTACTAATTTTTACTTGCCGAGGGAAATGCGTAATGATTTACTCAACGTAATACAAAGGTATATTGCGTCTGCGAAATACGTTAACACTCCAGTTGACATATTCATTAACAGGGAGTTAGGAAGTACGCCTATTACATGGTTTGGAGTATGCCATCACAAGTATGATAAGGAGTGGTGCATATGAAATGTACTTATGATGATGACAATGACGAGAGAAATATAAACGTGATTGTTGTCAGTGAATTGTCAGTGATGATAATGATAATGACAAGGGAAATGTCAGTGACATGGAATATTATAAAGAGGATGAGGATGAATGATAATTTCTAAACAATGTTCTAATTGTAGTTTCGATGTCGTTGCAACGCAATTCGTACAATGGTTACAGTCGTATCGACAGCAACAACAACAAAGTGGTAATCATCACGTTGTTGACATCATACTTCAGAAGATTGGTTGTGGTGGTGACATTGAATTCATTGATATTAATTTGTGGTGGTCGCAATGTCGTACTATTGACGAGGGCGATGCACCGCATAGTGTTGTTAGGGGTGATTCACCATACGCATACATAACCAATGTCAGTGACAACGAAATTAGTGATCATTTGCTTGTCACTACTTCACAGTATAATGCTTCAATGTTTCGTAAACTATTTCGACATATAGAGGTAGTACCGCATGCGTATGATCCACTCGAAGTAAGTGTCGTTGACAAGGTGAAGGAGAAGAAGTTTGATGTGATAACAATTGGGTACGATACTGCTGATGATCATAAGGGATTGACAGTGGCAAGGAAAGTTGCATTGGACTTGTCATTGCGATACGTTGAAGTAAGTAATCAGTGTGACAACGTAGGTGTTAATGCATCAACTTCGCAAACTCAAATACAATTAGCCGACAATATGATATGCATACCATTTATGACACTGACTAGGGAAGATGTATACAGACTTATTGCGCAGTCAAGATTTTATCTTGCATTATCGCATACTGAGGGTTTTGGATTGCCAGTACTAGAGTCAATGGTAGCTGGTACTGTACCAATTTACGTTGACGGTCACGCTTTTCATGAGTATGCAAAGGGCATACCTATTCCTGCATACAGTGACAAGAGAGTGGATTGGTATAATTATGAGTATGAGGATGTAGTGGAAGTGGTTAAGAGTGCTATGTCGACTTCTCAGTCTGAGTATAATGAATTGAGTATGAGAGTGAAGGAGGAGAGTAGGCACTATTTTCATCCTGATGTTGTATATAGGAAACTTATTAATATTGTTAATAAGAATGTTAAAAGTAATCTCTTTTAAACTTATTAATAGGTAGTCGTAAGTAGAGAGTTAATTATTTTTTGAGTGTTGCGGGCTCGCCGGGATTCGAACCCGGGACCTACGGGTATCTCCCTAGGTTAAGAGCCCGTTGCTCTACCTGGCTAAGCTACGAGCCCTCTTTTTGAGTTTATATATTCGATAATTCCCTTTACAAAGAAAAATTTAGTGATTAGGAATTCTTATTACTTTCTTTATCTGTTACGTTTTGGTTTTTCTTAACAACTGTGATTTTTACTTCGTCCTTGACTTTTATTTTTCCCATACATTTTTATCTTCATTACGAGTATATAAAATTAGTATGAGTTTCATTACTGGTATCGAGAAGGACATTACTAATTTCTTTAGCGGAGCATCTGACACATTCAGTGGTGTAGTTAATTTCGGTTCTAACATTGTTAACGGTGTTCAGAATGCTGTTCAAGGCGTTGTTCACTCAATTGCTAATATTGCACAAGGCATATACAACGGTATATTATCCATTGGCAGTGACATCGTTAATATATTCGGTCAAATTGGCGGTGCAATATGGCATGGTCTCGTTTCCTTTGCCACAGCATTTGGCACCTTCTTCTATGAAGCATTTCACATAGTGTCTAGTGCAGTATATGGTGCGTTTCAGCGTGTTGCTAGTGCGTTTGAGTATGTTGGTAAGTGGATATGGGGTGGTATAACTCATATTGGGGATGCGTTGTCAGCGTTTGGTAATTGGTTATACAATGGTTTTAGGGAAATTGGTATTGATTTGTTGAATCTTGGTGTTACTGCGAGTTTCATTTACGCTGACATTAAATCATTCTTCATAACAATTTGGAATGGACTCGTAGTTATTGGCGAGGATATTGCTAACGCATTCAAGGCATTTGCGTCTAGTGTGGAGTCATTGTTTAATACTGCATCATCGTATGCGTCAAATCTTCTGAATGACGTAATGTACATACCTGAGGATGCTTCAAAGTATGTGGCATCGAAAGTGTCGTCAGTGCTACCGAGGGTAGCGTCATATAATCTATTCTTTGAGGAAATGAAGTCGTTGGATCGTTTGTCAGAGACTATGGGATGGAGAAAGACTATTGCGCCAATACTGTTAAAGATAGGTTCACCATTCATTGCTGGTTTCACGTCATTAATTGCTGAGACTGCGTTAAAGTCGTTCTTTCCTGAAGTCACTGGTGTATCTCCAAGGGCTAGGAGAACTGTTGCGCCACCACCATCTTCTGATGTCGTTAGTTCATTGAGTGTGCCTAATCCGTTTCAGAATTCAATATCGCAATTTACTCCGCCAACAGTTTCGCCACCACCACAGTCGTCTGTGTCGTTATCTCCATCGCCTACATTTGAGAAGTACGTTGTCGGTGCTAGGGAGGAGGATGAGGAATTACTTGTTGAATTGCCTACTGTATTGAATAAGTTAGCGTCACCGTATCCTAATAGTGCTATCGTACTCGATGAGTTCACTGTTGGTGGTTACATTGTTCAGACTACTAGGGAGTTCATATCATTTAGTTCTGTTAATAACGTATACGTAATACCTTATGCTACATTGAAGATAAGGAAAGTGAGTGAGGAGAGTAGTGCGACCGTCGATTTCACTGGTGGTGTATTAGTTGAAACTTACTTACTTGGTATACCGATATGTCCTGCATCTGCTAATAATGCATCTACATCATCAATTAGTGGTGCTATAAATGATGGTGTTAATAGTTCGGTTCAAGTGTGTCTGGAAATAGGAAATGTTGCAAGTGATAGTGGCAACTTTAGTGCTACTGCATACCAAGGTGTTGTTGCACCAGTTATACCAGCAATAAGCCAGAGCAGTTCAGATAATCAAAACGTATCATTATCCGTGTATCAGAGTACAAGCATGCCTTAATTGAAATGAATACGTAAAATGTAATCCTTTTAATCATTTTCATAGGAATGCCTATTAATAAGCCACTATTACGTATACCTATTAACAAAGTTAAAAGGATAAGTATAGTCGATGGGAAAGTTAGACAGTGCTAAAATATAAAAACTGAGTAACTGTATTTATAATATGGATTTAGATTGGCTAATGAAATGTAAATGTAAAAAAATGCTTAAGAGACTTACAGTTAAGGTATCTGGATATGTTGTAGCTAAAATCACGAAGAAGGGTAGTGAGGAAACTAAGCTTAAACCATTGGTCATGGGGAAGCATAATCAGATTCTTAATCTACAGAGTTTGCTTAATGCGTTTGTAGGTAATTCATCTGGTGTTACTACATCTTCATATGGTGAGGGTATTACATTACTTGGTGCGAATGGTGAATCTGTAGCTGAATTAGCATTCCTTACTGTGACGCCACAGCCTACTGCGGGTGGTGGTGAGGTGATATTTACTGGACTTGATATATCGAATTCAGCGTATACTACAACGCAACAGGTATTGACGACAGAGTCTAGTGGGTATGATATAGAGATTGCTACTGCAGACTTATCGTTTACGAAGAATTCTGATGAGCAATTGTACATGACGTGGGTGATATCGTTTACTGTAACAAGTAATCCTGATAATGTTACTATAGTTCCTTCTCTTAATATGAGTTTTACTGTTCCACCTAATGGTTACTATAGTGCCCCATCGTTATGTCAATATACACCAGATAATGGAAATCTAAAGGCTCAATCTGCTACTGGACAGTCTTCACCAACTACGTCTAATCCATCTGGATACGAATTAACAACACTTGTAACATCACTCTTATTCACATGGTTAATATATAGTTCATCGCCTGGTGCATCACTAGAATATTTGGCGTTTGTAGGCACTAATTCCCTTGCATTAGCAGTAGAAACTAACACAATGGGTAGTGTAAGTGGTGTTCAATATACGGCAACTACTATAGGACCAAATAACTTTGTCACTGGTAATTATATATTTGTAGAATCAAGTAACAACTGGACTGTGTATACTCGAGTTAGTCCCAACGCAAATGATTCTACTATTTCGCCAGTATTCGTAAATGCTGTATATTCGGGTCTATTCAGTGAGTGCACATTCCAAGGTATAGTAATACAATTTACAACGTGATACAAATGATATACGGTGAAGTTACACTAACAATAATCGACAACGACAAGAAGGTTAAGATTAGGAAAAAGAATACTATTGTCAACTTATCCGCACTATTGCCGTTGATTACATCTACAACTTCGACAGCTGGATCGATAATAACACCCTATATACAAACTAATGCGGGCAACATACCCGTAACGTATTCTGTTCAACCATATGAGAGTGGGTACGTATTCATATTTACGGGATCGTTTTCTCAACCGTCAAATATAATATCTGCATTCCTATATCCATCGTCACTGTCAACATTTCAACAACCAATAGCGTCAATAGTGTATTCACGTGAAATAACTGGTGTAACGTCAATAGAATGGGCAATATACGTTGACGACGCTACTGGACTACTGTATAATGCACTATTACCAAATATTATAACATCAACTAATTTCTTATCTGCGTTATACGCTGATGATGGTAATACGAATGCATTACTTACATTAGGTGCCTATCAACATTACGTTTACGCATACTTCTCTGATGCGACAATTAGCAAAGCTATAAATTACATTAATGCTCATTACTTCACATTCATTGACTATACAACATCACCATCTGCTATCACTATAGGTAATAATTTCGCACTACAACTTGTGCCAGCATCAACTGGTCAGCATACTGTATTCTATTACCTATGGAATTCCCAGAACTTTACCATGCAATTTAGTTTCTCCAGTGGATCATCACCACTGGCTGATGGCTTTGTAGTTTGCATGTATGCTACTACGCCACCAATTGCACTAAATACTTCGTCAGTAACTGGAATGACAAATGGTACGTTAGCGTATGGTGAGGGTAATCAAATATGTGTTGAATTTGATCCTTATTCTTCTCAACCCATCTCCGTTACGCAATGGAATGGTAGTGGATACGTATCAACTTTATTATCATCAAGCGGTGCTGGAACTGGTACTTCTATGACTGCCAATGACATATTCGTACTTGAAATCACAGTATCTGGCACTACAATGACTGTGACAGTGACTGATGTTACTGCAAACAAGACGATAGCATCGCAATCGGTCACATTACCATTTACGCCACCGTCATATGGTTATGCCATTATAACTGCTAGGAATGAGAATGATTATGCTAATTGGTCACTCGTTAACATAGTTGACTGGTATCCTTACTCCATACAGATACCTACATCATATGTGTCACCACAGTTATTACCAATAACTGCAATATTCAATACTGATTAGGTGATTGACATGAGAACTGAAGTTAAAGGAAAAGTTGTGATAGTAACAGAGAAGGGTGAGATGAAGGAGTACGATAATCAAATTCAGTCCTCCTTCATATCCTCTCTCATTAATTATGCAAGGATAGGAGGTACGATTTCGAATTACTCATATAACATTCAGTTACTCAACCAGAATACGCTACTAGGATCGTATACGGGTGGTCTACAGTATAAGCAAGTGTCATCGTCATTGCAAGCAATTTTTACATTTGTCATACCCACTGTACCACCGTCCGTTAATACTCTTCAACTTTACGTGTCATCATCCCTTGGTACATTCCTTGTCGCTACACTGAATAATGTTTCTCTACCAATCTCATCAGCAATACAGATAATATGGGCAATATCATTTTCAATTTCATCATCTGATTACTTTACACCGTACTTAGTTTTCGCATTCTTTGCACCGCCATCGTCTACGATACCATTTGTGAATACTCCATTACCTAATGTTCAATCCGCAATTACATCTATACAGAATGTAGGCTATCTAACTTCACCGCCAACATACTATGCTACGTATAATGGACAATATGTTCAAGTTGCACCTACGTTCACTAATAATACTATTAGCATTGAATATACGATACCAAATATAAATACAACGTCAACATTTACTAATGTGACAATTGTAACTACTGCTACTAGTGGTTATGTTAACTTGCTAGCACAAGAACAACAAATAACTGTACAAGTAGGTCAAGTACTTAGCATTGAGTACAATACGACGTGGAGTACAAGCTAACTCTACTGCAATTCTGTATTTTTTAGTTATTACTTTTCTTAACCATAATAATGTCATCGTGTCTTAGAAACTTATTAATAGGAATACCTATAAAAGTAATTAAAAGGATTACGTATTAGAGAGACATAATACGTAATCCTTATATGGCTTTCTATCTAGCTTTCTATCTACGGGATAAACATTTTTTATATACCCTTCATATTATAAATTATGGGATTAACAGGACTTGGTAAAATTGTTTCACAGATTATAAGACAGATTGCACATGGGTTAGAGTATGTTGGCGACAAGGTATCGCACTACATTAGACTAGCATTGCACTATCTATACGAATTCGCTAAGGCATTCTATCACTACTTAGGTAAACTATACGATACATTTCAACGTGATCCAATAAGATTTCTACAATTCGCTGGCTCTCTAGCTATAATGACGTACTACGGGGTGCTGTAACAATGTCAAATAGTATTGATCAGAATACAATGAGAACTATCCTCCTGAATAGTGTTCAGGGTGGTGATGTTGACGCAAACGGTAACTTGATTGCTAAAGTATCACTGATGAAACTTTTTCAACAATTTGGTAGTGATATAACGTTTTCTAGGATAACTCTTGATGGTGATACTATAAATTTGTACATTCTTAGTACTATAAATTGGCAACCGATTGATGTTGGTAATGGCATAACTCTTGATCTTAGACAATATGCTGGCACTACTGTTATAAAAATACCAATTAAGAAGAAGTTTTTGGATGATCTTACGCAAATTGCTAACTTACCAATTGTTGGTGTTGAACAAGTTAACGTTAATAATACAACTGATGTTGTAATTAAAATTAACACTGGCAAGAAGATGACAGCAACTACGTCGTCATCGCCACCAACAATTGACTTTTAATGGTGATGTCATGAATCCAAATGCGCGTGATACTGACAAGGATGGTGATGTTAGACCAGTGTTTACGGCACCGAAACCGCTATCGATGTCAATACTGTCAGTCATTAATGAGCTTATTTGTAGTGAAATGCAATTGCGATTTTATTATCATAGTGGTGACATGATACCAATGTCTGATCTTTATCGTCTTCTTACTAAGTGTACTACTACGCCTGATTTAATGGTTCGTAAGCTAATTGAGATGAATGTTATCGGTGTCACTGACAACGCAAATGTGGTGGTGTTGAAATGACACTGTCGAATGAGTATCTTAATGCTGTGTCTATGATGATTGTGTATGGTCAAGATAACAGTGGCACTGACTTTAATTATTACTATTACAGTGCCACGACGTACTCTACCTATGCACCGACAGGAGTTGTTGCAGTTTTAAAAAACAGTGGCAACGTAGTTGCAACACTTACTGGTTATCAAATATCGTTGTCAACTAGTAGTGTCAAGTTTATCTTTTACGATACTTCTAACAATGAATATAGCTTTGATGAAGTTGACATTTACACTGAGATGAATGGTACACTTGCCTTGTTAGTGTCAAGGACAACTGGATTATCATATTCGAAATCAGCTAGTGAGGCTGTAGTCGCATACTTTACACTGTCATTATCACAGTCGCCATCACTTTACATTAATTACGCATTCATGTATTTGTTGGTGCCACGTCTAGTACTGCAGAATGTGTTCCCATTCTCTAATTACGTTGGCATTACATCGTATTCGGTGTCACAAGTCAGTGGTACTATCTCTTTCGATGGTGCTGGTTACTCTAATGGTGAACTTATAATATTTCTGACGCTGTCAACCACAGGCGGTGCTAATCCAATAATCACTGCAGTGACAACGCAAGCGTCGACAACTACTCCTAGTATTTCAAGTAATCAAGTGTTACAGGCTATCTTGCCTGCACCATTGCCATCTACGTCATCGCCTGTGCAATACCCAATTCAAATTGGTGTTCAGTATGAGGAGTAATGTCACCAGTTATAATGTCACTGACAACGTGTTTACACCATATATTGCCAGTGGCATAGTGAGGTGGTTGTAATGGCTATAGCAAAGGAATTTCTACTTACGGTGCTTAATTACATTGCAAATGGCGTTGTCAACGTTCAGTCATCAACAACTCAAGCAGTGACAACGTTAGCACCATACCAAATCATTGCAATTATGAAAAACAATAATGTAACAGTGTCAAGAACAACGATTACCTCCATATCTGTCAGTGACGTCGTAAATGCGTCACAGGAGGAGACGCTGACAATTAGATACAGTGGCACTGACGCATCACCATTCACTTACACTACTGACGAAATTGAGATATGGGCATCAACACAGTCAGCACTCCTGTACAAAATCGCTGACATACAATTGCAGACACCGTTGTCGAAGACAGAGCATGATTACCTTAACATTGAATATGAGATAATCATTACTGCTGGTGCTAGTTATACGACAACGAGTTCAATGTCGCAGTATACATCTGTTGTCACATTTCGTACACTGGTTGCGCCAATACTGTACTTCTTTGCATTATTCTTGGTGCCAGCATGGTCGACAGTGCTAAAGCAAAATCCAACATTTCCGCAATCGCAATTGTCGAATTATATTTCGCCTTCCAGTTACCAAGGTATAAATGCAATGTACGTTGGCAGTAACCAGGTAACAATTGTTTCCAAACTCGTTGGTTTTGGTACAACTACTGTCAGTATAGTTGTCAATGGCGAGGTAACATCTACACAAGTTAATGCACCAATATTTATTGGTGTAACGACACCGTCTGGTGTACTCGTACTGGCATACAATTATTACAGTGGTACAATATCTAAGTACGTTTCCTTGACAGTGACAACGACATATGGATCAGCAACTGTAATTAATCAGTTTGAGACAAAGACTACTGGTGGTACAACATGATATCGAAAGAATACATTTCATTACTTAGTGCATTATTAACTAAGGGTTATTCAAAGGTTGCAGTTTACTCATACTCATACTCATACAGTAATTACTCCTCAGTATCATACATTACTTTTAACTTCCCTACTGGCATAATGATGGTAGCGAAAGAGGGTGGTATAGTGCAAGCTACTTCACTTGCTAGTATTCAGTCACTGATTGAGAGTGGTGGCGAGCTGTCAATTACTTACTTGGCTACGTTCACAACTTCATTCAGTGCTAATGAGATTGACATGTACGCTGTCATTGGTACTACAATGTTGTATAAGATTGCGTCAGTGACAGGATCATTCACATCAAGTAGTGACGATAATTTGTCAGTTGAGTGGACAATTGATGTTGTAGTTGGCAACATATTTAACGTTAGCAGTGGTAGTAGTGGTGTAACTGCGTATTCACTGCCAACTGGTCAGTGTACATCATTGTCTGGTCAGTTAATTATGTATCCATATCTAGTACACTTACTTATTGCTTATACGTTAATACCGTCGACATCGTTCACTGTTCAGTCAAAATACCCAAATTTACCATTAGCGACAATGTTAGCTACTGTACCTACACCGACATCGCCTACACAACTACAAGGTATAACATCATTCATGTATGCATGCGGTAACACGCCAGTATTATGTTATCCTGTGTACAATGACGTTGGCACTGCAATAATAACTAGTAGTGTGAATTGCACTTCACTGACAATAGTTGCGTTATACCAAATTGGAAGTACATACTTAGCTTATATGCAGTCACCGGCTAATGTTACTCTGAATGTTGGTAATGCGTATAGTTATGAGTTTGGAGTTGTAATTTCCTAGCTATTACCCTTATATCTATTATTTTTTATAATAGGTATACCTTTTATCAAGTTTAATAGGTATACCTATTAATTATAACTACTTTTCCTACTCCTTTTAGGATTTAGAAAAAGATAAAAGTTATATGTGCGTTTTCATTATTTTCTAGTATGAAGAGACAATATATTCTTCATGTAAAACCTAATATTCATGCACGTATTTCGTCAATACATCAGAGTAGTGGTGGCGTATTTGAAGTTGAAGACGTTAACAATGTACAATACAATGTTAACGATAATGAATTGTCAGTGAAAGGTAATTATATTGGTGGTGAATACGGTGAAATGATATGGAATATCATAAATACTACTAACGTTACTCAATATGTTGCATTAGTTAGGGGTGCAACAATAAAGCTACAGGATTCATCGTCGTCACAGGAAGTTACTATTCCTGACTACTTGTTTGGTAGGGCATTTGCTGAAGTCTATTTCAACTTGGGAATATCGCAATTCGGTGATGATGCTACAGCATTTGAGACACCGTATACGTTGGCAGTGTATAATGGTGATACTATAGGTTTTGTTTTTGCTGTTAAACCGTACACTGTTATTCATGTTCCTGAATATGGTTTCACCAATCTTGTCAGTTACACTGCTAGACTTTTACCAGTAAAACTTGGAGGTATTAACACTTATATTGACTTCTATGATTACTCTGAAGTAGTACAGTATCAGTCTCAAACTGGGTATAACATTAATTATATGCCAGATCCCATAGTCTTTTCGTCTATTCAAGTTAAGGCTGACGCAAATTTACTTGGCTATGGCTTTCATGAAAGACTTCTATTACCTATTCCAACGCAATGGCTAAACATTGCCAATGATGTTGCCACTGCATTAGAGAAACTTAAGTCACTGTCTAAATTGTTATGACTTGGTGACGTTGACGATGATAGTGTCACATACAGGAAGTGTGACTTGACAGTGACATCGATGAAGTCATTTTCCATTGTCATTGCCAATGATAAGCCACACGTTGACACAAACAATACAACGTCAGCACTATTGCGTAAAGTTGATGATGAAACGCTTAATGAATTGTTAGCGTTAGTTGTAATTATTGTGAAAAAGTTTTATAATCCGGATTACACTATCATTAACTTCTCATTTAATGCAGATGATAACATTAAGAATCATTATAATGTCTACGTAACTGTTTACACTGATAAGAGTGTACTTTACCATAATCATTTCATTGTAACTGATGTGTCACTTAATGACACACCATTATTTGTTAAAATTGTATATGATAGCTTCATATTTCCTCATATTATTCATACAACAATATCAAAATCATTGAGTGTGTCAGCTATGCTTATGCCTTGGTCATTGAGTGGTAACAATGATGCAGTGCTAAGGTTTTATAAGCGACTTCGTAGAGCAATTTCCAACTCATTCAGTATTGAGCATTAACTGGTGATTTGTTATTCCTCAACCGCTTAAGTATAATCATCCAATTACAATTAACGTTTATACTGACAAGGTATTGACACCAGCTGTTCAGAATTCGTATATAGCATTTCTTATTTCTTCTAATCATCATGATCCGAATCTATTTCTTCTTCTACAAAATCACGCTTCCATTCGAGTAATGGTTAGGAGGAGGGATATTGCATTGACAACAGTAAATGAGGATGATGTCGAGTATGAATATGAACATCTTCATAGTACTCTCTTGTCGCAAATTTTTGGTATTGCGGATGCAGTGTATCCAAATCCTTCTCGTCACTTACTCATTGATATGTTGAAGTATAGTGGCTATGATAATGTTGATGATTGGATTAGTGATTTCTGTAGTAGTTTGCCTCGTAATGTTGCTAGGCGATCGTCATATCTTTGTCTTCATCATGGTCACGCTAGTAAGTGGCATAATAATAAGAACGTGTTAGTATACCTTGTCACTGTTGTTGTGAATAAGATTGTATAAACCACAAAAGGTGTACCTTTTAACAAGTTTAATACGAATACCTATTCTTTTTACGTATTCCTTTTAACAAAGTTAATAGGTTCTCCTTTTAGACTTTAGAAATATCAGTATAGTGAAAATAATAAGAACTACATGTTTAAGCATAACGCCTAAATAGAAATATGTCATAGTGATTATTATGAGCTTGGTAATTGATATAGCAGATACTATAGTATCGTTAACTGCATTAATAGGATTAATAATAACTCTTATTAAATTTCATTCACAAAATAAAGAAGATGCTATTATGCAAATTCGAAAAATTGCTCAGGAAGAGATTGTTAATTTTTTAGATACTGACAAGTTCAAGCATTCAATCATAGACATTATGAATGAGAGCAATGTCAATAGCAAAGTCAATGACATTGATAGTAAGATTACGCAACTGCTAGCTATTCTCTGTTATACTGACTCCAAGTTAAAAGATACTGAATTGTGTAGGAGTAGTGATAGGTCAAAATGAAAGTAGTTACATTTGGTGGGCATTTTCACCATTTTCGTGAAATATATGATGTACTTCATCATGACGTTGTCATTGTAGATGACAACCATCTTGACGGTGTCACAGAAAATACTTTTGACAATGTCAACATCACCCACTACAAAACCAATGTAGATGACAATAAGAATGTGTCAATAGCTAAGACTCTCATTTACATTTACTCCACTGTAAACGATGATGTCATAGTACTTGATAGTGATGTCTATGTTCCAATTAGGGATAAGCCATTGCCTAATTCGCCTACAATATTTTGTATTCCGGCAGTGAATTGGGGTAATAAAAAGTATGTATTGTACTGTGATAGTACTAATGTATTCGTACCTAGACTGTATCTGAATCCGCTTGTTGACATGTTGGAACTGTACTTGAAAGGTGATATTGATATGCCTATTGATACTTATCAGTCTCGCTATACCATCGCTTTTAACAAGATAGTGGTGCCAGGTACATTTCATTATTTGCCTTCGTCACCGGGTGATTATGCTAACACTAAGAAGTGGGTGGTAACTAGTGACGATATACTGTCAGTGAATATTGCTAATACTTGGTATAGTATGTTGCCTTGTGACTATGTATTAAAATAATTAAAAGGCAATTCTTTTAACAAGTTTAAAAGGCAACACTTTTATGTATGTTGCAAATATATTATACTGAGTATGAAATATTATACTGAGTATGAATACTCATTACTTAACTATTAACTTGTTGAGAGCAATAGCATTTGGATTAGCTTATTCTATTTTAGAAGTTAATGTACCACTTTTTCACTATATTCCCGTCGTCGACTATCGTGTTTTCTATCTTATTATCTTCGCTATTGCGAATATGACTTTGCCACTGTCATTATTTCTGGGTAACTTCTTCTTGTCAATGGCATCGGAGGATATGTTTTATTGGATAATCAAAGCACAAACACCATTTCAATATGCTTGGTACTATCCAGTTATTGACGGTATACCTATTGCTGATGTCATAGAAGTCATCATATCCGTGTTTTCATATTATTACTATGTACGACACCATAATGAAACTACGAATATATTTCACTTCATATTCGTTGATACTGACAACACGTCGTCATCGCAACAGCAACAATGTGGTATGTGGTATGCTTTTACTCATGGTAAAGCTCATGATGAGTATGGTGCACTAACATTAGTGTTGGTGTCAGTGTTAGCGATATTGTCATCTCATTCCTTGTCATTGACTGCATTTGCAACACTTTCGCTTATTGTTGGTACTGGTATTTTTGTTGACTTATGGGCTCATTGTTTTCATCACTGACAAATAAAAGGAATACGTAAAAGGTATACCTATGAAAAAAATTAATAAGATTTTTAATAGGTGATGCAAAAGAAATATTGGTGATAAAATGTTTCAGTTAGATTTTGACTTTAAAGATTTATCAAGGTGGGATAATTTTTATCGTGTGTATAAAGCAATACATGAACTCTCTATGATTTGTAAACCCGTTGTCAAGGAAACACACAAAGGATATCACATTTATTGTGACATTGAATTGTCACCGGAAAAGATAATGAATTTGCGTTATTACTTTGGTGATGATATATGGAGAATAATGTATGATGAACAAAGAATGATTTTTGCACCACACCTTTTCGATGTACTGTACCAGGAGAAGGAAGTGTTTACAATTACGCCACATGGTATTCATGTTGACGAGAATTACCACGAATACGATGTCACTGACAAGGTGTTATAACCATGCCAATTATCAATTACACTACATTTTCTAATGTATATTTCACTACTATAGTCAATGCATCACTAAAGCCGTTGTTATTTGAAGCTTACAAGGAGATGGTAGCTTCTACGCCGTTGTCAACAATGTTTAGTGGTAGATCATATTACACTGTCAGGGATGCGTTGTCGTCAATCCATTTGATAACACGTAGTAGTAACTACATACCGTTGTTACTGCCAGTGCATGCACCCCGTCTATTTCCAATGGGTGAATACGTTGAGTTTGACATATACACTAAGAAGCCGTATGAGAGGCGTAATAAGCGATACACTGTTCAAATACGCTTCAACATTTGGTTACCATTTGGCGCACTGATTACAACAAATGTTCCACAACGTCTATACTCATTGTTTTTCCCAATTGCAAACTTACTTTTCAGTAGAATCAATGTCGGTGCCTCACTCGATGACATGCTTGAAACTCAGAATATTCCCGCCACGATTGGCATTAAGAGTCGCACTAACGCAATGGTGCATAACGTTAACACCGTAAGTATCATTATCACAAAGATAGAGAGTAGTACAGTGAATAGTTACATATACGATTACATTCTACGTTACCAGTGGCGTTTCGATGACATGGGGGGTAATGCATACAACATAGAGATATGCAATTTGCAAATTCTCCACGCACAGTCATGTCGCTCAAACAAGTCGTTATATGACCTGTATAATGACACTTACCGTGAATTCTTTCACACTGACAAGAACCGTTATGACTACTTCACCATCTTTGATAAGTGCCCCTTCACCTGGAAACTATACACTCCGCCCCGCACTCCGTTATGTCGCACTGTTGTTGACACTATCTTGTACTTATGAGAAACCGTTATCACCATGTCACTACCATCTTGTCAGTGTAAAAATCGTGTCTGACAAACCTTTGTCAGTGACAAAAAACAGATTTATTTTCCGACATTCGAACTTCTAAGTGCGTTTTTCGAACTGTTTCAACAAATTCAAATTTTGTATAGGTACTGAAAAAAAGTACTCATTCCCAATTTGTACATCAACATATACTTCATTTTCACTTTTTGCGTGTATATGGAGTATCTTCATACATATATCCTTAAACAAAAGCTTTATATACCAGAAGTCATGGTATTACTCTTTTTTTCAGAATCGATAGTATTAGTTAATAAGTAGAAATATTATACCTAAGATGAGAAAAATTATCGATAAAAATAGCCATAGAAGAAGAAAAAAAATAAAAAAAAGAAATAACTTATTAGTCTTTTTTGGGCTTTTTCAACATAAACTCATATATCATTAAATATTGAATTCGCGATAATTTATATTGCACTTTATCTAACTTCTCAGACATTTCTTGTCTCATACTTTCAATTTCTTCTTTGGTCATATAAAATTCTAATATGTCTGAATACTTTTCATGCATTTCATTAATCTCATTATATAAATTCCCAATAGTTTCACTAACGGTCTTTAGTGTACTCATTAACCTCTGTGTGTCATTATACATTCTCTTTTCCTTTTCAAGTGTATTTCTTTCCCATTCTTCTAATGCCTTTTCTGGATTTCCAGACGAGTATGTTTTTCTATACGCTATATTACTTCTACCTT